AACTCGATGGAGATCGCACCCGCCTGTGAACTTCTGACTGAAAACAGCCCCTCGGCCGATACTGCATTGGGTGGCACGGAGCCCGCCAACGAGACCGGAGCCATGTTAACGGCTGCAGCGCCCAGGTAAGGTTGTGTGGGCAGTGGCGCGGCCAAACGCCCCCGCACCACCACGGGGAGCATTCTCCCGGCACCATCGGTTGGCACTACCGCCACCAGTGCCGAGGCGCTGAAACCGCCAGAGGGCCATGGCCCGGCAAAGACCTCGGCTGCCACATCCTTGCTGGCGTTCACCGCTATCGCGGCGCTCGTTCTGGCCTGGGGGTTGTAGAGCACATAAAGGGCCACATAGCCATTGGCCGGCGCAGTGCCGGTATTCATGCCACCGGCGCCGACCGTGCCCAGGTTCAACGACACAGAGACGTTCGGAACCGACCAACCCAGCCCGCCCAGGGCGTTCTTGACCACCAGTTCATCTGCCTGAACAGTCGCCGTGCCAGATGCCGACACGATATCCATGCGTACACCGCGCGCCTCACCCACGGTCGCCGATGCCTTCGTCAGCGCCTTTGCTGCGGCAATCAACGCAGCAACGTCGGCCATGCCCTGGTTCACCGGCGCACTCCAGGCCTTGATGCACCACATGACGGCCAAGTTGCGTGGGCGGGTGACCCCGAAGTTTTGCCCCTCAGCCGCAAGCGTACCCGCCGTTCCAGTAACGCCGGCGTAGCTAGCAGAGGGATAGTTCACGGGATTGGCCAGGTCGAGCCCAAAAGCGGCGCGTGCACTGGACTCAGGCGTGATGGTCGCGTTGTACAGGCCTGTTACGGTCGGCGTGATATTGGTCGAATCGAGTGTTTGAAGGCTGCCATTTTGCTGCGACCCAATCGCTCGACCGGCATCGACTCCACGCCCATGGTCCCAGCCACGCAGGAACTCGCCTCGATAATCGGGTAGCCGGAAATAGCCCGCTGGTTCGCTGCCCGTGTTGTAGGTCATGCCCAGGTAGGTCGCCAGGTCTGGATAGGTCGCAGCACTTTGTAGGCTACCGTCGAGCTCCAGGTAGCCTGCCGGTACCTCAGCCTTGGGAAATGGCAGGATCGCGCCCAGGGGTGTTGAAGAACGCAACGCAGTCAGTTCTTCAACAAGGGCTGCGATGTCGATCTGCCCCTGGTTTACCGGCGCATTCCAGGCCTTGACGCACCACATCACGGCAAGGCTGCGCGGGCGGGTTTCAGTACCGCCTTTGGCCACTGTCGGGCCGAACACACTTGATACGAGTGTTGCATGGAGTACCGAACTACCCGCTGCCATTGCGGTTGCGCCCAGGTTCCCTGACGCACTGCCGGCAACATTTGCCTCGTAGGGCATTCTTCCAGTACCGGCATCAGCCGAAATCACCGCATGGTGGTGATCGAGCAGAGTGTCACCGGCCCAGCTACCAATAGTTCGACCCGAATCGACCCCGCGCCCATGGTCCCATCCACGGAGGAACTCACCGCGCGTGTCGGGAAGCCGGAAGTAGCCCTCAGGATCATTGCTCTTGTTGAAAGCGCCGCCCAGGTAGGCGGCGAGATCTGGATACGTCGCATTTTTCTGCAAGCTACCGTCAATCTCGATGAACCCCGCAGGCACCATACCACGCGGGAATGGCAGCATCGAACCTACCGGCAAAGCCGACGCTGTTTTAAGCAGCGCCTGAACTTCCGCCTTGCTGTAGCCGTCAACGGACCTGAACGCGGCAAACGCCAGGATCTCTACGGCATCGCCCATGGTGCAGGGGCTGCGCAGCGTTACCTTCTCGCCATCGGAGAGGTAATCGGTGATCTCGCGGCCGTTGCGCAGCACAATGGTGCTGCCGACGGTGTGTACACAACTGAAGACCGTCTGGTCGACCGACGCCTCGAACGAGAAACGCTCAAACGCCTTGCTGGCGCCAACGCCACCACCGAGCTGGAAGTAGGTCCCGTCGTAGTTCAAATCGTACAAGGCGTCGGCGCGGATATCGCCACCCACCAGATCGACTAGACCACTATCGCCAGGCTTCTTCACCGCTACGGCTGCCAGGCCATTGATACCTGCCGTCACGGCGCCGGTATTGGTGGCACTGGCCCGGAACTGAAAGCGTTGACCGGCGGCATAGGCCTTGAGTACCGACTCGCTGTTACTGAGCTTGAGCGCTAGCGCATTGGCGGTGCCCGTTGCACTACCGAGCCAAGCCAGCGGCCCGACATCCTTGCCGGCATCGGCGCGGCGCAGGTACTGCGGGTGCGGGTCGGCTGCCTCCAGATGCGCCTTGAGTTGGTTACGCGCATACAACTCGGCCGCTTCGCGGGCCTTGTCGACGTAATCGCGAGTGGCCAGAACGATACTCGGGTCGATCTTGAGCGTCACATTGGCGAGGTTGCCGAACACCACATGCATGCGGATGGTCTGGGTACGTCCGGAGCCTTGCGCCAACAGTGGTTTGTAGCTGGGGGCCGGCTTGGCCACGGCAATGAAGTTGCCGTTGGCGTCTTCAAGCGCCAGCTCGCGGATCCACCAGCCGCCGGTTTCCGGTGGCAGAACCAGTTCGGCCACCAGCACTCCAGGGTCGGCGGGCGATTGATACAGGGCATTGAGTTGTGCCCGATAGACCTGGCGCACCAGCGCGGTCTGGGTTGGTTTGGGCGTTGGGTCGAGGGTCTGCGAAGGCTCGCCGCCAGCATCACCGATCAACATGTGGGTGATGTTCCAGGGCAGCCCCAGCACGGCGGTGTTGGCCTGTTGGGCGATGCCCACGTTGGTCAGGAACCCACCGAATTGGGTGGTTGAGTTAGCCATTGAGGTAGATGTCCAGTATGTCCGAGGTGTGGTCGTTCACCAGGTTGTAAGCGCCCAGGTGTATGTCGATGTCCGATGCCTGCCAGGGAAGTACCTCCAGCAGTTCACCGTCGTAGAGCGCGACGGCCTGATAGGCGGGGATGTGGCTTTCGAGGCTGATGTCGAGCCCGACCAGGTGCCGGCTGACCGGCTTGGCGTCCTCGATCAATCGGGTCAGCTCTTGGTAGGTCTGTTCGTCGATACCGCTGTCCGCCACCCCGACCTTCAGCGCAAAGGTCCCCGGTACTCCGGCCGGCTGGGTCTGCCACCATTCCTGCACCTCGATCAGGTAGCCGAACGGTTCGACCACCCGCCGCAGGGCGCCGAGGGTGCCCTTGTGGGCGTGGACGAAGAACGCCGAGCGGATCACCGAGCGCTTGATCGCCTCGCTCCAGCTGTCGTCCCAGCGGTCCACCGACCAGGCCCAGGCCAGCTGGTAGAGCAGGTGCGCCGGGCAGGTGTCGGGGTTGTAGAGGGTGCGCAAGGCGGCCTTGAGGTCTTCGTCGGCGGCCACCTCGATGGCCCGCTCCAGTGGCGTGCGGTTGAGCGGCAGAAGACTCTGCATGTCAGCCACCCCGCCGCAGTTCGATTTCCGTACACCAGGCGGCCTGGGCCTTGCTCGGGCGGATATCGCTCCAACCGACCAGCTCGACGCGGCTCACGCCGTCGATATGCAGTTGCGCGTCGATCCCCGAACGGGCGACTTCGACGCCCAGGCGTCGGCGCGGGTTGACCCAAGCCTGGAGACGGCGCCGACACTCGGTGAGGATCGCCTCGAACTCCGGGCCGTTGTCGGCCATGTGCAGCACCGCCTCGACGCGGTACGGCAACACCTCGGCGCTGCGCACGTTGACCCGGTCGGCGACCGGGCGGATATCGTCGTCGTTGAGGTAGGCCTTGACCTGGGCCAGCAGCTCGGGGCTGGCCACGCCATCGTTGTCCAGGCTCAGCACGGTGACGTCCACCACGGCCGGCGACGGGCTTTCGGCGGTCGCGTCGGCGACGCGCCCCGAAGCGTTGCGGGCATGCAGGATGTAGCTGTTGCGCGGGCCGGCGGTGGTCAGGCCTTCGTAGACCAGCTGCACCCGTTCGCGCAGGGCGTCGTCGGATTCGAGCATGGCCTCGGTCGGAGGGATCGTGCTCGGGTTCGCGACCTGGATCACCAGGCGCTGCAGGTTGACGTTGGCCGCCAGTTGGTCGAGGTCGCTGCCTTGGGCGTAGGCCAGCAGCAGCGCCTTGGCCGCGTCGTTGATGCGCGCTCGGTTGAGCAGCTTGCGGTAGGCGCCCACTTCGAGCAGCTTGGTCACCGGGTCGCTTTCCAGGCTGGCGGTCCAGCCTTCACCCATCTGGGTGCGGAAGCTAGTCAGGTCTTCCTGGTAGAGCACCTCGAAATCAAGGTCTTCGAGCAGTTGCGGCGCGGGTAGTTTCGACAGGTCGACCTGGCTCATACGGTCACCTCCACCAGGGCGTCATCCCCTAGGTAACGACCGCTCAAGGCCAGACTGACCTGGCCATCAAGTACGGCGACGACCTTGACCCGCTCCAGCTTCAGCCGCGGTTCCCAACGCCCCAGGGCCCTGGCCACCTCGGCCTGCACCGCACTCTTCCAGCCTTCGTTGACCGGCAGGTCGACGTAGCGGCGCAGCTGGCTGCCGTACTCCGGGCGCATGCGCCGGCTGCCCAGCGGCGTGGTGAGGATGTCTTCGATGGATTGACGCAGGTGGGCCACGCCCGACAGGGGCTGGCCGGTGCGGCGGTCCATGCCGATCATGACGCACCGTCGGTCACGGGCATGGCCCGTGGAAAGGTAGGCATAGTGTTCTCCTTGATGATAAGGCTAGTTGCGGCCTTGGGCTGTCCAGAAACCACACGGCCTTCACGCAACAGCTACCGGACAGCAGGATCTGGTGCGCGGGCGGCGCATTGACTGCATGCCCGCCGCGGGAGTCAGTTGGTAATCAGCAGATCCAGGCTGGTAGCGTCACACGCATTGCTGACCTTCCTGTCAATCACCAGATAGAGCATCGAGGTGGTGGACACCTCGACGTCGCTTGCCTTGATGACAGCGCTGCCGCCGTTGGCCAGATTGCCCGACTGCAACACGCTGTCCCCGAGATTGAGTGACCATGTGATGCCATCGCCACAAGCGTTGTGCAGGTCGTTCACACGGCCAAGCACGTTGATCTTGCCGGCGACCGGGCTGGCCCAGCGCACGATGCTCTGGCTTTCGGCTCCCGGATGGGTCGCCACCTCGCCTTGCTTGAAGACGAAACTGCCACCAGAGCCGGTGAACGTGAAACTCTTCTTGATAACACTCACGTAGGCACCCGTTGCATCGTCCCGCCAGCAGGTGACGTTGGCGCCGCTGCAGGAGTCTGCAACGAAGGTCGGCATCGGGGTGTAGTTGGCCGCGGCATTGACGGCGGTCTTGTTCTGCATGAACGACCAGGGCGAATCGGGTGCTGCATTCTGCGTCGCGATGTACATGTCCCGGGCCAGGTTCCACGACTGGGCAGTTGCCGCCCAGGCACCGGGGGCCATGACGCTACACAGCAGGGTGAGCGCGACTAGAGTGGGTTTGAATTTTTTCATGGTCTGATCAGATCCTTGTTCAGTGCTTGTGATTGGCGGTGTTGCCGGCCGTATCGATGATTCGGCCACCGCCGTTGATGTCACCGCTGACCGCCAGCGGACCATTGATGGCAACCGTGCCGGTCAGGGTGATCGACGCAGCGTCGAGGGTGATGGCGTTGTCGCTGACCACCAGGGTGCTGGCGCCGACCTTGACCGTGGCCTGGCCGCTGGGCAGCTGGATGTCATAGCGTTTGGCCTGCCAGTCGTAAGCCAGCGAGCCACCGTCGTCGAAGCGCCAGACCTCGACATGGTCGCGGCTGTCCGGCGCCGTGCCGGCATTGCCGTATAACCCCGGGACGAAGGTGCCCAGTGCCGGTTCGCCGCTGGGGCTGATCAGCACGCCCTGCTCGTCCAGGCTCGGTACCCGCCAGTGGCGGGCCTTGCCGGCAGCCTGGGCATGCCAGCGCACCCAGGCGCTGGTCCAGCCGCCGCCGTCGGACACCCGCACCCGGGCGGCGGCCAGGTCGACCGCGACCACCCGACAGGGGATCACCAGGCTGGCCAGCATGCGATCGTGCATGGCGCTGGCGTAGCTCATGCCAGGTCCTCCGGTGACAGGTACTTGTCCTGGTTGCCGGGCCCGGTGTCCGGGGCAAAGCCCAGCATCAGGCTGCCCGCCGGCTGGTCGGGCCAAGGCCACTGGACAGTGCCTAACAGGACAGGTTGATCCCATTGCACCCGCCAGGTGGTGCCCTCGGCTTCGGCGAGGATGTCCCGTGCGCCCTCGACGTAATCGAGCCCCCAGGATTGCTGGCGCAGCACATCGATCAGCTGCGCCGCCAGCACACCGGCCTGCGTCCGTGCCTGCGCGGGGGTGCCCTGGGCGGTGACGCGGGCCTCGAAGGTCGTCATCAGCAATGAGCGACCATCACGCAGCGCCTCGTCGCCACGCATACGCAACACACCATGGACCAAGGCCGGCAGTGCCGGCTCGGTAATGTCGTCGCCCTCCGTGGCGACTGTGGCGAAGGCCGGCAACGCCGCCCGCAGGGTGGAGGTGACGGCCACGTACAACTGGGCCAGTTCGCTCATGCGTGTGCTCCTTGAACACTCGGTTCGGCTAAGGCCGGGCCCGCAAAGGCCCGGCGCCCGACTCAGAAGTGCCAGGTCCAGATGTCGATCGGCTTCTGGTCAGGGTTGATCTTGCGGATATGGCGATAGGTCGGCTGGAAGCCGAAGCGCGCCCACACCGGTTTCTCGTCGAGGATGGCGATGCTGCCGTTGGCCTGCAGGCGCAGCACCGCGCTGGCATGGCCGCCGGTGTGCGAATGCCACAGCACCGCGTTGCCAGTGCCGTAGATCACCAGGTTGCCGTCACCCTGGAACACTGCGCGCACGGCGCCCTTGCCTTGAGTGCCGGCGTTCCAGGTGGGCGCGCCGTTCGGGCCATAGGCCACGAGATTGCCGTCGCCCTGGAACACCAGCTTGCTGGTGCCCGCGCCATACACCACGCCCTGAACCAGCTCGGAGCCAGGCGCCAGCAGCAGCGAGTCCACCGCGCCAGGCACCAGCGGGATAGCCGATGTGCCGTTCCACAGCGCCAGGGAGTCGACCAGCACGATGTTGCCGTCGTCCTGCAGTACCAGGTGGGTGCGATTCCACTGGTCTTTGCTGGTGAAAGTGCTGTTGTCGGTCAGCCAAACCCGGCGCCGCGAGTAGTCGTCTAGGAAGGCGCCGTACTGCACGTAGAAGGCCAGCGGGGCCTTCTTGTTGCGCAAGGGGATGGTCGAGCTGAAAGGTTGCTGTTCATTGGCGACCCAGACGGTGGCGCCGTTGTCCTGGATCACCAGGTTGCCATCGCCCTGCAGCAGCAGCTTGAAGCGCTGGTTGGGCGACAGCAGGTACTGGCCCGCCGACAGGGTCTGGTAAGCGGGCAGCACCGAAGTGCCGACGCCGTTGAAAGGGATGCGGGTACGACCTGCCATGTGTTTCTCCTACTGAATCGATTGAAGGGGAGCCGGGCTCTGCGGCCCGTCCTGATCGCTCGTCGGCACGTTGTCGAGGCCCGTGGCCTTCATGTGGTTCAAGGTCGCGCACCGCGAACACTTGATCTGGACCAACGCCGACCCGCCGATGCGGGCCAGCAAGCGGTTACATTTACCGCAGCGAAATTCGTTGAACATCCGCCTCTCTTCCTTGTTGCCACGTTCATTCTTCGTCCTGGTGCGCCACTGTGGTCTGCTCGCCCAAACCCAGCCGTCGCGCGGCCCAGCGCTCATAAAGGCCGATGGCCACGTCAGCGCCGGCCATGGCGGTAAGGCAGCCAAAGGCGCTGGCACTCCAGATCGACATGCCGCTGGCGTACAGCAGCATGACCGTCGACACCCCGCAGACCATGCAGGCCCCGGAGCGCAGCGCCAGCCGCCTGAGCAGCCCCCAGCCACGGGCGCCGGCCTTGTCGGCGCGCCACATCTCGCCGGAAAGTCCGCCCAGCAATGCCAGGAGGATCACCAGCCAGAGCGGCATCTCCAGCAACGTCTGTTGCTCGTTCGTCACGTTCCTGTCTCCTGCGTGTTGCCCGCCAGCGACAGACCGGCGGATCGTGATTGGCTTGACTCGGCATTCCAAAAAGCCCGCCTTGCAGGCTTTTCAGTAATGCGCGGTGTAACCGCCGGCCACGACTGGTGACGCCGTGCGGTTGCGCTTCAAATTGGTGACTCCGACCGCGGCCGCCTGCCCGCCGGATAACTGATCGTGGTGCTTTACGCTGCACACCCGGGCCAGTTGCCAACCCTCTGAACAGTCGAGGCCTGTTCATCGCTGCCTGTGTAACGACCGGTTGCTGTCCGGTTCGAGACA